GGTAAAGCAATATTTGTGGAGTTAAAAGCGCCTGGTAAAGATCCAAAACCACATCAGAACTTACAAATAAATAGATTAAGAAATTTGGGATTTGATGTGAGAATAATCGACAGTAAACAGAAAGTAGATGAGTTTATCAATGAAATACAAACCGCATAACTATCAGAGATACTGCATTGAGCGTGGGATAGTTCAAAAAGAATTAGGGTTGTTTCTCGGTATGGGGCTTGGTAAGACAGTTATTACACTTACAATATTAAATGACTTACTATACAACAGATTTCAAGTGTCTAAGGTGCTTATTATAGCCCCTAAGAAAGTAGCAGAAATGACATGGAATACTGAAGCAGAAAAGTGGGATCACTTAACTAATCTTAGAATAATATCCGTGCTTGGCTCTCAAATCAAAAGATTGAGGGCATTAAATACGAATGCAGATATTTATATAATCAATCGTGAGAATGTTCAATGGCTCGTTGACCATTATAAAAATATGTGGCCGTTCGATATGGTAGTAATTGACGAGTTATCAAGTTTTAAAAATCACCAGGCTAAGAGATTTAAGGCCTTGAAATGTGTAAGACCTCACATAAACCGAATAATCGGACTTACAGGAACGCCTGCACCTAAGAGCTTGATGGATTTATGGGCGCAGATATATTTACTTGATAAAGGTGAGAGACTGCACAAGACAATCGGACAGTTCAGGGCGCATTACTTCGACAGCTACCAAGTGGATTCATCAGGTAGACACGAGTACACGGCAAAGAATACGGCTAACGAAGTGATATCAGACAAGATAAAAGATATATGTATATCGATGAATGAACAAGATTATCTTGAATTGCCTGATTTAATCGATAATCCGATTTGGATAAAATTGGACGAAAAAGCAGAAAGGCAGTATAAAGAGCTTGAAAAGCAAATGATATTACAATTGCCCGAGGGTGATATATCTGTTACAAGCGGCGCGGCGCTTTCAAATAAACTGTTACAGCTATGCAACGGTGCACTGTATGACGAAGATAGGAAAGTCCATAACGTGCATGATTGCAAGATGGACGCTTTACTTGAGACCTTAGAAAGCCTTGACGGTCAAAGTGTAATGATATTTTATAGCTTTCAACACGACAAAGAAAGGATATTGAAAGCCCTGCCAAAAGGCTTAAGAGTTAGAGAACTTAAAACCATTCAAGACCAAGACGACTGGAATAACAAAAAAATAGACATACTACTTGCGCATCCTGCAAGTGCAGGATACGGATTAAATTTGCAAGATGGAGGAAATCACATGATATGGTTTGGACTCAACTGGTCGTTGGAACTGTATCAACAAGCAATAAAAAGATTACACAGACAAGGGCAAAGGCAAAAAGTATTCATTCACCAACTGCTTGTAAAAGGCGGACGAGATGAGGATGTGGCTAAAGCTCTTGTAGAAAAAGGAGATACACAGCAAATGTTAATGGATAGCTTAAAGGCAAGAATTGAGGCGGTGAAGAGATGAGAAAAAAGCAAATACACCATAAATCAAAACAAAGGACATCAATACATCATGTACTTGCAGGCAAAGAAAGAGAAAAAATACAGCAAGACGCTATGGAAAAATCTGTACTTGTACTATCAGGCATACCGCTGATTGTATTAAGAGATGTGTTTGGGTTCGGCGAGAAGAGATTAACAAGATTTGCAGAAGAGTTTATAAAACAATTGAAATGCGTGGAAAATGGCGCTGTAACTCTTGAAGATTTACATGAAGTTATTAAAAAAGAAACTGGATTTGAAATTTTTGGATTAATTGAGAAAGGATAGATGAAAATGGCAGATATTAAATTTAGAGCATGGGATAAATTAACAGAAACCATGCGATATGTATTGTGTATAGATTGGTTAAACGACTTAGTTGACCTTAATGGCGGAATTATTGAACGAAAATATAATAACTCTGAGGAGGATGAAGTTATACTAATGCGGTATACTGGGCTTAAAGACAATATTGGAAAAGAAATCTATGAGGGCGATATAATTTCATTTGGGGATAATAAAGCAGTAGTTTTTTATGAACACGCAAAGTTTAAGGCCAAATATAGATATTATAATAATTGCTATTGCTATGATGCTTTAAGTGACGTTTTATATTTCAAAAAAGTTGAAGTTATAGGCAATATTTATGAAAATAAAGAACTTATAGATGAGGTGCAAGATGACTAAAATTCAAAAACACTTAGATATATGTGAAAAACTAACACTTATGTACGTGGATAAAAATGCAGATTACGGCGATAGCTTTGGCGATACATTTAATAAGTTAGGATTGATATCAGCAGTAACGAGGATTACAGATAAGACTAATAGATTGCAGAGCTTATGCGTAAATAAGCAAAAGGTCAAGGATGAGAGTATCAAAGATACATTGATGGACTTAGCAAATTATGCGATTATGACTTTGATAGAGTTCAGGGAGGATTAGGCTTATGGGAATAAAAGAAGAGTTAAAAGATTTGCGAGTAATTTCGAAAATAATTGATAGCAAAAACAGACAATTAGCACAGCTAAAAAGATACTGCACTACGATAAAATCTTTTGACTACAGCAAAGAAAAAATAAACGGAGGAAAAAAGCAGGATTTCAGCGACACGGTAGATAAGATTATCGATTTAGAAAATGAGATAAACAAAGATATTGACGATTTAATAGACAAAAAAATAAAGATGAATGATTTTATAAAATCTGTATTGGCCGGCAATGAATACGCAGTAATACAGATGAGATATTTTGAAGAGTTAAACTGGTTAGAGATAGCTATAAAGCTTAATTATACAGAAATAAATATCTATAAAATTCATGGAAAAGCACTTTATAAATTAAATAAAGTTTATAGTAAATTATAGTAAAAATCTGATACAATAGTATTGAGAGAATAGCCCATAATTCCTCCTTATAATTTAAAACCGTTATGTTTGAACGCATAGCGGTTTTTTAATGCAAAGGATTTGCTATGTACAAGATAAAAAAGATAAGGCGTGGATACATCGTGATTAATACAAGAACAGGCAAGCACGCACATTTTAGAAGTCTGTTTGGATGCAAATGTATTATATATTATTTGGAAAATAACATAGAGATAACTAATCCTTATCTGCAAGTATCTGCCGAAAGATTGAAAGATAAGGAGAAGAAAGGCAAATATAAAAATAAAAGGTGGTGATGTATTTGTCAATTAAATTGACGCTGAAACAGAAAAGATTTGCTGATGAATATATCATCAGTGGGAATGCTACAGACGCTGCAAAGAAAGCAGGATATAGCGAAAAGACAGCATTTACAATAGCAACGGAAAACCTTAAAAAACCTTATATAAAACAGTATATAGACCAAAGGATTAAGGAGCTCGACGATAAGAAAATCGCAAAACAGGAAGAAGTACTGCAATATTTAACTTCTGTGCTAAGAGGAGAAAGTGAATCGGCTATTGTGGTTGTTGAGGGATGTGGTGATGGATACTCAGAAGCAAGGACGGTTAAAAAAACTCCTGATGAAAAAGAGAGATTAAAGGCGGCAGAGCTACTGGGCAAGAGATATAGGATTTTTTCTGAGAAATCAGAAGTTGAAGAGGAACAACTGGATAAATTAGATAAGATACTTGGGGCGATTGATAATGAAGCTAAGTCCTAAACAAAAAGAATTTTGGAATAACTGTAACTGTCGTTGGAATGTCAAAACAGGAGCTACAAGGTCGGGTAAGACTTATCTTGATTATTATATAATTCCAAAAAGAATAAGAGCTTGCAAAGGCGACGGATTAATCGTGCTACTTGGTAATACTCAAGGTACATTGGAGCGTAATATCCTTGACCCTATGAGGTCTATTTGGGGTGATAAACTTGTAGGTCACATTTCATCTAATAATAAAGTAAAGTTATTCGGTCGTGATGTATATGCTCTTGGAGCAGACAAAAAGAATCAGGTGGCACGTATTCAGGGGGCGGGCATTGAATATTGCTATGGCGATGAAATTACTACTTGGTCGCAAGATGTATTTCAAATGCTTAAATCAAGACTGGATAAGCCTAATTCATGTTTTGATGGTACTTGTAATCCTGATAGTCCTAATCACTGGTTTAAGGAGTTTTTAGACAGTAAGGCGAATATATACCATCAACATTATATAATTGATGATAATCCGTTTTTGACTGATGAATTTGTAACTGCATTGAAGCAAGAATACTACGGAACAGTTTATTATAATCGTTTCATACTTGGACAATGGGTAAGAGCTGAGGGAGCTATATATAAACTGTTTGCAGGTAGTCCTGATAGATATTTTATATCTCTTGATGACGTAAAACGTAAGAAAATACAAATGATTAACGTGGGCGTGGATTTTGGCGGTAATTTATCTAAACACGCTTTCGTTGCTACAGGGATTACTAATGATTATGAAGTTATTGTTTTGGTGTCGGAAAGGCATGATGCTGATACAGATTCTGATAAGCTGTGTATGCTTTTTATTGATTTTATTAAACGTGTATTTGATATGTACGGCAATATCGATACTATTTATTGCGACAGTGCTGAGCAAGTGCTTATAAGAACGCTTAAAAAAGCATTACATGATAATGGATTTAATATAAGTGTTAGAAATGCAAGTAAAATTGAAATAGTTGATAGAATACGACTTGTTGCGGGACTTATATCTCGAGACGGTAGCACTTTTGTCCAAACTCGATGTCGATAAGCATATAGATGTTGAAATTAAGCTTGATGAGTTTGATTTGACAAGTGCTGAAAGTAA